CGCTCCTGCGGAGCTTCATTCGCTTGCATGGAGATGCGTGCAACATAAAACCCAATCTTTTTTATTACCTTTGCATTGTCAAAGTAAAACAAGTGCCAGCACTTGTAAATGGCAATAACAAGTAAATAAATTCACAAATCTCTGATAATCAACCACTTACACTATGAACGCAAAAGGTAATAACATCAAAGCGATTATGTTTGTCCGTGTATCTTCAAACGCACAAGATTTTGAACGCCAAAAAACGGCATTACTCCCTCTTATCAAATCTGATGGGTACGCAGATAATGAAATCGCAATTGTAGAGCATAAGGAATCCGCCACTAAAAATGATTTCAACTCTCGCCAATCGCTCCAAGAGTTACAAAATTACATCAACACTTGCAATATACAAAATGTTTATGTGCATGAAATATCTCGATTGGCACGCCGTAGCGATGTGATGTATCAAGTTATGGCATTGCTTGAAGAACACAAAATCTGCTTGGTTTGCGCCACGCCTACACTCTTGCGCACAATCGAGAATGGCAATAGCAATCCAGTAGCACACATGATGTTTGCATTTCTCTCCCAAGTAGCGCAAAGTGAAATGGAGCAAAAGAATATACGCACAATGACAGGCAGAGCGCAGAAGTTGAAAGAGGGTAAACTGGCGACAAAGGCGTTATTTGGATATACAAGAAACAAAGAGGGTTATGCCATTTTAGACCCTCAACGCTCCCAAGAGATAAAGCAGTTATTCCAGTTGATTAATGAGGGGTACACAGCATTAGAGATATGTGAGCAAATGAAGTACACGGCATTTTTAGAGGGCGCAAATGAAAAGAGCGGAAAACACCGCATTTATAGAGCGATTAAAAACGAGCGTTACGCTGGCAACCTCAACTATCCTGCAATTGTCACAAAGGAAGAACAAGAAAAGGCAATGGGTCAACTACTCCAAAACACTCCAGTCAAAGACCGCAAGAAACGCACCCCTAAGGGTGATTATCTGTGCAAGCATCTTGTATTCAATGTTGATGGTTATATGCTTTCCGCCACGCAAGAATATAATCGCCCTGCGTATGTAGCGCACAATGGTGATATAGTTGTAATGAACGCCCAGGCACTTGATGATTTGGCGTGGGCAAAGAGCGTTGAGATTAAGGCAGAACTTGAAAGGGGTGCAAACAAAGAGCAAAGGGAGAGAGCGAGAAAACAATTACCAATTTTGGAAGATGTTCGGGTTAAAATTCAAAAGCAGATAGACAGCATCGAGGGCAAGAGAGAGAGGGCAAATGAACTCTACGTTTTAGGCAATTCAAGCAAGGCAACATATCAAAAAATGCTCGGCAAACTGGACGCTGAACATTCCCGATTGCTCAATGAACAAAACGCAAACGCCATCCAAATAGCGGAAATGCAAAAGGTGATAGACGGTGATAACACCTATTTGAGCAATGTATCAAGTTATAACAACTTACTCGACATTGAGGATAAAACGGTGCAAGCAAGCATTACTCATGAAATAATCAAGCGCATTGTGGTAAGCAAACACTCCGCCACCAATAACGCAAGGCGTGTAATGAAGATTGAGATTGAATATAACAAGACGCTTTACAACTACCCTCCAACATACTACCTCTACATTGTAAGAGGGTCAAAAAGGGAGTTAATGCAAGTGATAGAGGAAAGCGATGGCACAATGATAACAACAGACCTCACCCCATCACATTGGAATCAGCGCAGAACAACCAAGAGAAAAAAATAAAAACACAATGGGGGCATTATCGCCCCCAATTCTTTCATTTAATCTCCACTATCTTATGCAAGTACCTTGGTGATATAGGCCGGCCTCCCTCTGCTATTTTGAAGTAATTCAAAACGAGCGTATCTCCCATTTTCTGCTCTTTCACAAGAGTGCTGTCATTGATGTTATACATCAATTCATAGTGCGTTGTGCTGTGTCGCTTTTCGCAACTCCACGCCAGCATCATTGCCAGCGTCAACATTGTTAATATTGTCTTTTTCATTGTTGTTTGTGTTTTAGTTTCTTGTTATTTTCTTGCGCTTGATGTATCTCGTTATGGCATTCTCTGCATAACGCAATGAAGTTGTTGCTATCCGTTAAAAGTGCATATTTCCGCTCGTTTGAGATATTCCCCTCAAAAGGTGATATGATATGGTGGCAATCACTCGCTGGACTGTACACCCCATTTTGTAAGCACTTTTCACACCATGGGTGGGTGCGCATATAATACCCCCTTATTTTTTGGTAGTAGGTGTTGTTATAGTATTTTCTACGCTCTTTGCGCCTATCGCTCTCACCCTTTTTCTTTTCAAGTCTTTTAATTGTTGGCATTGTTGAAATATCCGTGTAAAATCGCTTTATCCTTTGGCAACCAAATTGTCGGGGTGAATTCCCACTCGCTGTTGTTATCGTACTCTCTCCGTTTAACTCGCCAATTGGTGATGCTGTACTCATCAAATTTAAAGTGTGTGAGGTCAAAAATATACCACTCCACAGCGTTGAAATATATAATTATATTACTCTCTCCCTCTCGCAAATTCTCTTTCATAAATAGGTACTTTTTAACCGTCAATGGCAAGCAAGGAAAGTTTGCTATCTGCTTATTCTCTTTGAGGTCGATGGCATACTCTTTAATCAATGTGCCATTACTTGTATAACCGCTACATCTCAAATCGTGGTGGTTTTTATGCTCTTGCTTTTCTATCTTGATATTGCCGTTGAAAAGTTCATGTAATAGTCCGCCAATTATCTTGAAGTCCTTTTCCTCTTGCTCTCTCTCCCTCGCTTCTGCTTGCTCTTGAAATATCCTTGTTAAGTTGTGAGAATGTTGTATTGTTTGCATAATCTTATTGTTTCTATATATAAATACATGAACAAGTAAAAAAAACTATCGCACCAAAAGAGAATTTTGGCACGATAGCGATATGGCAATAAAAACAATAAAAAAAAGGGTGTACGCTATTTTCGCAAACTGCATCACACCCGTATGCAAACTATATTTTTCTGAACAATCTTCGAGGTATCACCCTCTATCTATTTTATTGAAATCCCCTCTGTTGAGGGGTATAAATAACTTCTTTACTATAAATATATGAAACTTTTGAATTTTTCGCACCTATGCACAAAAAAATGGAAACATCGCAAAAGGGCGGTTGCTGACACCCAAATGCGATGTTGTGTTATGGTTATTTCTTTATTACATTTGAAATATACACATTTCTAATGTACTCGTTGTGTACTATTGCAAAAGTGCAATTACATTATATATTGTCTTTCTCTTTTTTAATATACGTTGTGTTTGCACTTTTACTCTCTATTACTTTTTAACCTTATTATACTTTGATATACCATTATCCTTTCGGAAGTTTTTAAGGGTGCGTAAACTGCACTTAACGCCATATTCCTCTAATACTTTCAAATTCTCTTTATCAGTCAAGTTGCAATCATACAACTCGCCAATCTCTGCATAGTGTATCGCTTTTTTTGCCATCGCTGCTAATTGCTTGTTGCTATATCCCTCAACATTGTTGTAGTAGGGATTTACAATGAATTTGCGCTTATCCCTCTTTACCATACTCTTATAACTTTCCAAGTCTTCTTTCAACGCACTCACCACAATTTGAAATACTTGCTTTTTAGTTATATAGTCCTTTTTGGTGTTGAGGTAGAAGTTTTCCAATTCCCACACGGTGTTGAAAAGCAATTGCTCAAATGAAATTGTAGGTAGCATCATACGTCGCATAATTGCGGTTAAGAATAATTTCTTTTTTCTACCATCTCCATCTTTCCAGCGGTAATTGTCCTTATATTTGAAAGTCTTTTCTCCGTTTTTCATTTCATAGACGGTGTATGTTTTTCTCTCTATCTCGATATAGTCTTCTGGCAACTCTATATACATTTTAGCAGGGTCATAGTTCAATGGAGTGTTGTTGATTACCTCGATGCTATCCGTGTACTTTACAAGAAACGCTCTGTTATCAAGATTCCAGTAATTTCTCATGAAATCGCTGTTGTTATCAAAAGTGCAATTACATTCTATATTGTTGTGTTCTTTTTTAATATACGTTGTGTTTGCACTTTTACTCTCTTGCTCGTTTTCATCTTTGAATTCAATATCGTAAACCTTGTGTTTCGTGCCGTTGACGCATTGAACTCTTTGTTGTTTGCCAGTACCCAAATAGAATTGAAAAGGTGAGAATGTGCAGTTATCAACATTGATGCCGAGTTTGTCAACAATGTAATGAGAGTTGTATCTGTAAACGTGTTCATTTTCAATGTTCTTTTCCATCAAATAAACCAATCTCATACGCTCGTTGCCCTCTGTGCTGCTAAATGTATTATACCACAAATTCGGCATAACATCGTTATCAAGCGAGTTAATGAACTCTTCACTCGTTTTTCCCTCTAAGTTGTCAACGTCTACAAAAATAAGTGGAGTGCCAATGAAATTTTCTTTTGTCTTATCACACATTGAAAATTCCGCGTTGTTTGTGTAATACGCGCAAAAGGCATAACCGCAAGAAATGAGGTTTGTCAAGGTGTAAATGCTTACATCTTGCTTGTTATAGGTTATTTTCTTGATTTCAGCGCCAGATGGTTTGCTTGTGAATTTTTGATTAGATACCGCTACATTAATCATATATTAAAAAAATCTCAGCAAATGAGAGGTAGCGGACTCCCAAATGCCGAGAATTTAAATATCTTATTTTTTGCCATTTTACAACACCAATGACCGCTACTTCATTAATGTAAGGCACTTTCCTTTTCTAATACAGATATACAAAAACTTTTTTAATCGCTTTTGTTATCCTCGTACATCTATAAATAGTTTGTCAAAATAAAAAAGTTAACACATTCGGGTGTTTTTTTCACTAAGCAGTTGCCAGCGTTAAAAAACACTCTCAACCATCTATTTATATATAAAATCTAATCTATATTATGATTGAAAAAATTATCTTAAAGAAGTCGGCAGTATTGGATAAGATGCCGACCACCGAGCAATTGGAATATGGTGAAATTGCGCTTAATTACAACGCTGCACACCCCTTTTTGTCTTTCAAAGATAGCGATGGCGATATAATGCCGTTAAATGACTATTCGCAAGATATTGCGTATCTCTATAGTCATAAGTTAGACGCTGGCGTGCTTGATGCTATCAATGAAAACACCGATGCCATCAAAAAGAAGTTGAATATATCAGATTTCAACGCTTTTAAAGCAGATAACACAAATACTATCAACGTATTAGATAGGAATGTATCGCAGAATAGTTCGGAAATTCAAGAGGTCAACGGTATTGTACAGAATCACACAGATGCAATTGCCACCCTCAACACCAGCATTGCGCAAAAAGCGGACAAAACAGACATTGACACTATCAACGCCAAAGTTGACAAAAAAGTCAGCAAGACCGATATTACACAGTCCACTGGCACCAGTGAAACGGTGGTGATGAGTCAGAAGGCGGTGAGCGATAAGCTGAGTGAGGTGGATGGAAAAGTGGACGAGTTAGAGGAGGAAATCAATGGAAATGACATCAAGTATGTATTTACTTCCGCAGAAATAGGAACTGGAACATGCAATATTTCTCTTAATAGTATTGATGCCAATGAAGATGATGTAGTGTATTTTTACTCTAAAAATAAAAGGAGTTTTGGACTCGCTTCTGATACCGAGTATTTGAATAATTTGGAACTTGTAGATGACGGAGACGGTGTGTATCATACGCGGCTTACGGTATTAAATTCCACAAAAAAAGGTCTTGCTACAAACTTAAGAATATATAGTGTTAATAGTGATGACTATTTTGTTTTTTATGGGAAGCATATAGACGGTATTCGCCAAAAAATTGCAAGCATACAAGAAGATACTGAATCATTAAAGAATGAAATAAAAGAAAGCGCAAAAAAAGTTTTGGCGAAACACAAGAATTTATGGACAAACAAGAACGTGGTTGTTGGATGGTTTGCTCAAGATGGTAGTGTTTCTGAGAATATAAGTTCAAATGCAATGGTAATTGAAGAGCCTATAAAAGTCTCTCCAAATACACAGTATTACCTAACAGCAGAATTTACTCCGACAGGTGGACGTGAGTACGATAGCAATATGCACCTTTTAAGAAACTTGTCATATTCTGGCAAACTTTTAAGTGTTGGAGAGAACACTGAATACATAAGATTCGCATTCACTAAAATAGAAAAGTCTAAAATTGACGATGCTTATCTTCAAGAAGGTGCAACTACGCAACCGATAGACTCTGATTACCTTGAGGATGGGTTAAGAGTTAAATATATTGATAATTTTATCAAAGAAATATACGGTGATAAAGTGTCATTTGTCGGTGGCAATAACACGTTTAAAGAAGGAAACAAGGTTGATGTTACTGAAGGTAGGACGTATGTGCTTACTGTCAACTCTTTGGATATACCTATGGATGGGGTTACCGTGACAGATAAAAGTAACATTTTTGTCATTGGTTTGTTTAAGCCATCTGGCGAAAAGTTGAATTATTTATATGTTTATGCAGAAAATGGCATCATAGATAAAAACTATTATGTCACTATTCCAGAAGGTTATACAAAATTAAACATTGGTGGCAGATGTTCTTTGGGATACAAATTTGAATGTATTTTGAGAGAAGTAGACAAAGATACATCTGAAATAAGTATAAACTCTTTGAATCCATTTCAAGAATTTGCTGACAAATTTGCCAATGCCAAAATTGACAAATCTTTTATATTTGCTCATTTTTCCGACATTCATGGTGTTAAAGAAAATCTTGTTAGATTTAACGATTTTTGTAATGTGTATAAAAAATATATTACCGAAAGAATCAATACAGGAGATACAGTTGTCGGATATTATACAGATATTTCTGATTGGTACACATATAGTAATATTTTAACTCTAATAGGCAATCATGACACTGCATCTTATGACACTACATTAAATTGGCAGACGCATGTAGGTTCTGATGCCTATAACATGTTTATTGCGCCCCATATAAATAAATGGGGAGTTATTCATGATGGAAATACCGCTCATTGCTATTATTATAAAGATTATGAACAAAAGTTGCGCTTAATTTGCATAGATGCTATGGGATATGATGCAGAGCAAGACCAATGGCTGGCAAACACGTTATTGTCTGCCAAAAACTCAGGATTATCAGTAGTTGTAGCATCTCACATGCTTTGCAATCAAATAGATGGTTTTCATTGCAATTATAGTTCGAGGACGAATGGCATAATTGCTCCCAATATAGGATATAATATTGGAAACTATCTTGAACATGCAACATCAACGGTTCAAAGTTTTATTGATGATGGAGGTGTTTTTGTTTGTTGGCTGTTGGGACATACTCATAGGGATGTCATAGGAAAAGTGCATGATACTAATCAGTTAGTAATCCTTGTAGATACTGCGCAATATGGAAATGGTACATCAAATGAAGACACAGTGCATGTTAAAAACACGAGGTCGCAAGACTCTTTTCAAGTTGTCAGCGTGAATACTATTCACAAAACAATTACTGTGTACAAAGTAGGATGCAACAGAGACAAATGGGGCAGAAAGAAAGATAGCATTTGTCTTGACTACGGCAATGGAAGTATAATATGCGAATCGTAATCTAACTCGTAATCTTTAAGATTATGACAAGAAATCAAGTTATAGTAGACGCAAGCGGTGGAGGATTAGTATCCGTGCTTGGCATAAATAATAAATAACAATTAAACAGCACAATGACTACATGAAAGTGATAGAGGAAAAGATGGAGGCAGAAATGCGACCACCAATGTAATTTCAACTTTTTTATTTTGACAGGATATTTATATACGCAATAGTATTTTTTAGCACTACCAGGTGGTGTTAAAAACAGTTTTTGAACTTGGGTGCGCCGCTACAACGTGTAGTGGTGCATTTTTTTCATGAGAATTCAAAGTGAAAAATACTACCAAACACTATCACTTTTTTATTTTGATGAACTATTTATAAGTAAAGGAAAAAAAAATATTTTGTATTCTTGGAATAGTAAAATAATTCATTAATTAAAACATCAAAAGAATATGGCACAAAACAAAAGAACAAAAGAAGAATACGCTAAAATCGCAGAGGAAATTAGAGAGGAATACGCAAAAGTTAAGTCACTTGAAATCTACAGTTATGAAGACGGTATCCATTTCTGTTGTGAACCATGGGGGCAAAAAATACAGTACGAGACCGCTGGCAAATTAATGGGAATGGCAACAGTAAACACCTACAAAAGCAAACTGGCACGCAAGTTGAACAAGTGGTGTGCAAATGCAATCTTCAAGAGCATCGAGAAATACAATTTAGAATACGATGAAGTACATATTTGCGTATAACAATTGCAAAGCAAATAACAGACAACAACGCTAAAAAATAACTCAATAGAGTATTTATATATAAACAACAACACAGACAATGAACAACACATCAATAGACAATAACATCAATGAGGAAAAGTGGAAGAGAGTAGTAGATTTTCCGAGTTATGAAATCAGCAACCTCGGCAGAGTTCGGAACTCATCTGGCAAAATCCTCAAACCACAAAAAAACAAGACAAACGGATATTACCAAATAATGCTGCACAACTCAACAACTGGGCAAAAGGTAAAATTACACTATCTTCACCGCCTTGTAGCAACATATTTCCTCCCCCCACCATTGGATGGGCAGACGCAAATAAACCACAAAAATGGTGATAGGCAGAACAACACCGCCAGCAACTTGCAATGGAAATACTCATCAGACAAAGAGAATTTCAACGCTGGCATCGAGGTGAAAAGGAAAGCGAGAGTTTACAAGCAATCGCCACCCCCCAAGTATTATCAAATCATCAGACAATTAACACAGAGTGGTTTTTGCGTGGCATCATATTTGGGGTACGCAAAGTTAAAGGAAAAGGGGTATAACCCAATATCCGTAAAAAACGCATCAAAGGGAAAGCACAACCTCAAAGGCAAAGAGCACAGAAAATATAAGGGGTACTACTGGCAAATCATCAACATTCAAAATTCGGATTTAACATGGAAAACTATAGAGAAAATATCATAGCATATCTACAACAAAAGCACGGAAAGGTTGAAGACAACTGGATGGAGTTAATAGACATTTTGTGTAATGAAGTGAAGTTATACCACCAAGCGCAACAAGAAATAAAGGCAAATGGTATTGTCATTGTAACTCAACGTGGCATCATCGCAAACCCAGCAGTTAGAATTGGTGAAAATGCCGTGGTGCAAATTCACAAATTGGTCGATGCACTCGGTTTAACGCCAAAGTCCGCAGACAAAATCAAGAAGAATTCAGAGGAAGAAGACAAAGACTTTTTAACTGGACTGCTCAATGGATAATAACGCCAACATCATAAACGCCAAGGATATTACCCTCTATCCCTTTAAAGTGGTGGAGGGTGATATTGTTGCTTGCAAATTGGTGGTGTTAAGTTGTCAACGCTTTATCTCTTTTTTGCAAAATGATGATGTTGTCTTCGACAAAGAGGCGGTCAATAGAGTTATAAAATTCATAGGAAAATTAAAACACTCAACAGGTGTATTTTCGGGGAGAAATTTCAATCTTGAACCGTGGCAAATTTTCATTTGCGCATACATCTACGGATTGAAGTGGAAAAAGAACAACAAGCGTATAACTCGCACTTTTATTCTATCCGTTGGGAGAAAAAACGGCAAATCATCTCTGTTATCGGCAATGGCGTTGTATGCATTACTTGAAGAATCGGGTGCAAGCGTGGTAAGTGCCGCCAACTCCGCCAACCAAGCAAAAATTCTCTTTCAAATGTGCAGTCAATACCTCAAAAGTATTGACCCAAAAAGTAAATTCTTTGCGAGGTATCGGGATAGGATAATTTTCGAGAAAACAAACAGCGAGATAAAGGTGGTGAGTGCGGACGCATCGAGGTTAGATGGTCTTAACTTGAATTTCTTTGTCGAAGATGAGACCGCAAGCGCAGTTGATAGTAGCGTGTGGGACGTGTTGGAAAGTTCACAAGGCAGTAGAGCGCAACCACTTGCTTGCTCATGTAGCACAAGAGGTTTTCAATTGAGTGGTTTTTACAAGAGTTTAGAGGATAGTGCTATCGAGGTTTTACAAGGCACAAAACAAGATGATTCACTTTTTCCGCTCATCTACACCCTCGACAATGAAGATAACTGGAAAGATGAGAGCGTATGGATTAAGGCAAACCCAAACCTCGGTGTAAGCATATCAACCGAGTACCTACGCCAGCAAATAACAAAAGCAGTCAACAACCCAACGCAAGAGTTGAGTATAAAAACAAAACTGCTCAATATGTGGGTATCGAGTGCTGAAAATTGGATTCCGCTGGACTACATTTATAACGCATCAAACCACATCAACCTTGAGGATTTCAGAAATCAATATTGTTATCTCTCTTTTGATTTGGCATCAACAACAGACTTAACGTGCGTATCGGTTATGATTGAAAAAGATGCCAAATACTACATGAAAAACTGGTACTTCTTTCCGCAAGACCAATTGGAAAACAACATCAATGCCGAGAAATATAAGAGGTGGGCAGCGCAAGGATATTTAACACTTACCAACGGCAATGTAACAGACTACTCGCTCGTACAAAATAAGATAATGGAGATACAAAACATTTGTCCTATTTTGCAAATCTCGTATGACCAGTGGAACGCCACCGACCTCGCTATCAGATTAACCGAGCAAAACCTACCACTTCAACCATATAGTCAAAGTATGCAGTCGATGAATTTGCCGACCAAAACGCTTGAACGCTGGATTTTACAGGGCGTTGTTATCATTGACAAAAACCCGATAACCTTATGGTGTTATGAAAATGCAAGAGTGAAATCAGATTGGAATGAAAACATAAGAATCGTGAAAAACAGTCAAGCGCAAAAGATAGACGGTGTTATCGCAATGGTTATGAACGTTGGCGGATATTTGAATAATGGCAACTATGATATGAGCATCAGCGGAATTGCATACTAAAATTACATCACTTCAAGTATTTATAATATAGATAGGAAAAATTAGGAATGGGATTACTTTGGAATAGGAAAAAGGAACAAAGAGGGTTAACTTATATCAACCCAATTGCGTTGAATAATAGCGTTTTGCCATTTAGCACCTCATATTCAAATATGAACGTGGCATCTGCCTATAGGTGTACGGAGTTGATTTCGGATAGCATCGCAACACTCCCGATTTTTATTAAGAGGAAAGAGAGCAACGGCAACACCAATGTTGTAAAGAATCACCCACTTACATCACTTTTCAACAATGGTAATATGACAATATCGCCATACAACTTTATCAAGTTATTAGTCCAAAGCGTCATTTTGCGTGGCAATGGATTCGCGATAATTCACAGAGATACAAAGGGAGTGCCACAACGCTTGCAGTACATAGAGAGCAACCGTGTAACCATTGACTATCAAGAGTTTACAGATAGTTTAACTTACAAGATAACTGGCGCAAAGAAAAGCGTCTATTACCCAAATGAGGTGTTGCACTTTGTCAAAAACTCCTATGATGGCGTACACGGCATAAGTCTTGTGAAATTTGCTGAAAAGGCGTTATCACTTGCACAAGCAACAGAACAAAGTGCCAGTTCATTTTTTGAAAATGGCGGTCAATTGAGCGGTATAATCTCGGCAAACACTCCACTCAACGCACAACAACGTGATGAAATTTTAACCACTTGGAATTCCACATATAACAATGGTAGAGGTGTATGCGTTTTGCCTGGCAATCTCAACTATCAGAGTATATCAATGAATGCGGAGGAATCTCAGATGCTGGAATCTCGCAAGTATAACAGCGAGGATATTTGTAGATTCTTTGGAGTTAACCCTGCTTTGCTCGGAATGGAGGGTTATCAGCAAAACAACATCGAGGAAATCACAATGCAATTTATCCAATACACTCTACTCCCTTATATTAGTATGTTTGAGGCCGAGTTCAAAAAGAAACTGATTTCAAGCGCAGAAACAAACCTCAAAATAATTTTTGATACCAACGCCCTTTTACGCGGCACAAAGACAACACAATCAACCTATTACAGCACTCTTATTCAATGCGGTGTGCTGAGCATCAATGAAGTTCGCAAAGACCTCGGATATAACAGCGTAGAGGGTGGTGATAGAAACATTGTGGCGTATTCAGACATAAACCAAAACGCTATTCAGCAGAATAACGCCACAAAAGAGGATAACAACCAAGAAACAAACAACAAGTAATGGAAAAAGAGATAAGAAACATACAGAGCGAGTTAAGGAACGCACAAGGTCGCCACATAGAGGGGTATGCCGTGCGCTTTAACTCCATGAGCGAGGATATGGGATTTTATGAGACTATTGCACCCGATGCCATAGACAATGAAACAATCAAGAATTCAGATGTATTTGCCTTGCTCAATCATGAGAGCGACAAGGTGCTGGCCAGAAGCAAAAATGGCGTTGGCAATCTCAAATTGACCGTTGATAAAAATGGCGTTAAGTACTCATTCGATGCGTTGAATTCTCCGCTCGGTGATGAGGTACTTGAATATATCCGCAGTGGTATTATCACCTCATCTTCATTTGCTTTTAGCATCGCAGAAAATGGCGACAAATGGGAAAGGCGTGGTGGTAAAGACTATCGCACTATAACCAAAATTGCCAAGTTATATGATGTTTCACCAGTCTATAACCCAGCATACTCCACAACCAGTTGCAGTTGTCGCAGTTATGAGAATTTCAAGCGTGAAAAGAAGTTGATGAAACAACTCGAACTATACATAAAATTAGGTTGATTAAACTATTTATAGATACATGGAGAAAGATAAAGAATATTACAAAAAGTTGCTTGAGGGGGCAATCGACAATGACACATTGCTCGATGATGATGTAATTGCAGAAATCGAGGACTTTTTGGAAAAAGAGAAACAGCGTGAACTCTTGCAGAATCTCAAAGATAAAGAGGTTGATGAACCAAAGGACAACACCAAAAAGGAAGAACAACCACAAGAGGACACCACCGAGGTTGATGAACCAAAGGACAACACCCAAGAGGAAGAACAACCACAAGAAGAAACCACCCAAGAGGAAGAACCACAAGAGGAAACCACCCAAGATGATAACACCGAGGGTGAAGATGATAAAGACAAAAAAGATAAAAGACAAAGTAATATTAATATTATGAATAAAGAATTCAGATTGATTTCGGCGATTAACAGCATCGCCAACCGCAACTTGAATGAAGTTGACAGCGCAGTTGTAAACGCTGGCGCAACTGCTATGCGCAACGCTGGCATCTCAACAAGTGGACAAATTCAACTTTCAGCAGAAAAGCGCACTATTTCAGTTTCTACTGCTGATGGCGTGGTTGAAACCGAGGTTGAGAATATTTTGGCACCACTTCGCGACAATTCAGTGCTTATTTCAGCAGGCGCAAAGTACCTCACCAATCTCAACGGCAACGTGAAACTGCCAGTGATGAACAAGGGCAATGTAACATGGGAAGGCGAGACCGCAAGTGCAAAGGACGCTGGCAACACCATTACCGCTAAAGAGTTGAAACCAAAGCGTTTAACTGCTTTTGTTGATGTATCAAAGCAATTCCTCATTCAAGATTCAGCAGATGCTGAAGCAACACTCCGTGCAGACATCGTAAACGCAATTGGAGAAAAACTCCAGCAGACTATACTCGGCACAGAAGCAGGAACAGAAACTAAACCAAACGGTATTTTCTCAATTGACGCATCAGCAGTTACCAGCGTAACCACTTTCAAGGATATTTGCGACCTCGAAGCAAAAGTAGATGATTCAAATGCAGGCGCAAATCGTTGTTATCTTGTATCAAACAAGGCAAAGGCCGGCCTCCGCAATATGGCAAAATCTGCAAAGTCAACCGAGTTGGTGATGCAAAATGGCGAGATTGACGGCACAAAGGTTTATGCAACTTCCTCTATTTCAGACAAATACCTTGCTTATGGCGATTTCTCAAATCTCGTCATTGGTCAGTGGGGTGGCATCGATTTGGTTGTTGACCAGTACTCAGTTGCGAAAGAGGGTTGTGTGCGCTTAGTGATTAGTGCGTATTTCGATGCCGTAGTTGTACGCCCTGAATCAATTGCAATTGCAAAACTCGCATAATATCGTAGCATTTCTCATATCAAAATAAACCATAAAATAACTAATTATCAATGACTTACTTAAACCTTGAACTCATTAAAAATCATTTGAATTTGCAGAATTTCAGCGATGATGATATGTATCTCCAACACCTCGGAAGTGCAGTCGAATTTGTGGTTGAGCGAGATATTGATAAGAAGTTAAGCAAAATAGCGGAGGAGAATGGGGGTGAATTTCCACCCTCGCTCCTGCACGCTATGTTATTACTGCTCGGAACATATTACGCAAACAGGGAAAATGTATCATACGCCTCATGTGTTGAAGTGCCAAAAACTTATGCTTACATTTGCGACCTCTACAGATGCTATGGAAAGACTTCAACAGAGTTTAACACCTTTGAGGAAATTAAGCGCAAGGTCGATGAATTACAGCAAACAACAAAAGACATCAACACTAATTTGGGAGTTGTAAAATCTCAAGTTGCTGAACTTGCAAAGCGTGATATTGTTGGAGGTGAGGGTATCAATGTTAAGCAAAAAGACACTCACATCAAGGAGGTGAATTTCAACATAACCGAGGTAAATTTGGGAGATTATTAATCATGAGGGCCGGATTACTTAACAAAATCATTTGGGTTAAAACCTGTGAAAATCGCACAACTGCCTACGGTGATACAATCAAGGAATGGCACTACTGGAATAAATACAGATGCAATTTCAAGTTGGATAACGGTGGCAGAGAGGTAGAAAATAGTGAAGATGTTGTGAACTATACGGCAACTATCACATTGAGATATAACGCTCAAATCTCAACTGATATGCTCATTGAGTATGAGGGAAACAACTGGAGAATTCTCGCTATTTTTCCCGATTCGCACCTACAACAAAAAGTGGTAAAAGTTGAGTTAATCAATGAGTAGTAAGATAGTAGTTGATAAGAGCGAGGTTGACAGACTGCTTAATGAACTTGATTTGTTCACTAAACAACAATGCTTATACAAAGCGTTGATGAAAGTAGGTGATGAAATCGTGAAAATTGGTAGAAGTGCGTTAACCGCAACTGGCGCAAGAATCGACCCAAAGCAGTTGCAAGGTATCAAAAAGCGTGGTGAGAATGTAACAAATTCCGTATATGTAACTATCAACAAACACCCACTTAACCACCTCTTCGAGGGCGGCACAAAACCAAGACAATACACCCAACTAAGAGGCACAACCCTACGCAAACCTCACAGCACAGGCGCGATGAGGTCTTACAACTTTTTCGGCACGGCACTTGAACAGAACGCCCAAAAGATTGAAGAACTTATCGAGCAAAATATAACCCAACAACTTAACGCACTTATAGACTAAAATGGAAACATCACTCAACATCGGCAAGGTCATAAAGGAAATACTCTATCGAGATGAGGCACTTAAAAACCTTGTGAAAAATCAAGTCTTTCCGCTCATCGCAGAGGAAAACACTACATTTCCATTCATTGTTTATAGGCGCAACAGCATCAGAAAATCAAATACAAAAGACTACGTAAATGATGAAATCGCCAGCGTTGATGTTGTTGTTGCTTGCGATAAGTACTCCCAAAGCGTTGAGATAGCAGAGCGAGTGAGGTTTATTTTGGAGTGTGGTGAATATGAGGGGGAAAATTTCAGCGTTGATAATATTTCGCTCTCAAATGCCAGTGAGCAGTATATGCAAAATACTTATATTCAAACACTTACGTTTGATATCGAAATCAATAATTTTTAAATTAAATAACATAATATATTATGAGTAAGATAAAAGGCGGACACATGCACTTGTTTCTTGATGGCAAGAGCATCGCATTCAGCACTACACACACCCTCTCAATCTCGGCAGAGGCGGTAGATGTATCAAACAAAGATGAGGGCGGAGGTGATTGGTCTTCACAAGAAGTTGGGACATTGAGTTGGTCGGCATCATCGGAAAACCTCTATAGTATTGATACCAAGAGCAACGGCAAGGATTTCGCAGAGTTGTTTGATTTGATGGTTGCAAAAACTCCAATCACCGCTATTTTCTGCAAGAGAAATGAAGCGGACACAGTAACAGAAGTGCCAACCGCTGGATGGACACCAGCAACTGGAAGCGGATATGAGGGCAAGGTTATTATCACCTCTTTGGAATTGAACGCCCAAAACGGTGAGTATGCTACATTCTCGGTTGATTTTCAAGGTGTTGGCGCACTAAAAAAAAAGACAGCGTGATAACACCAATTTCACCAGATACACAAAATCCAGTACAACCCGATTATAAAAGTAAGCAGACCACATCATCAACTACTAAAGAGGGGTAAACGCTGGATAAACTTAACAAGATAGGGGGGCAAAATCGCTCCCCTATAACTATTTATAGATATAAGATAAAATAAACACAAACAACAATGAAAAAGGTAAAAATCAACGGCACAGAGTACAACGTGAAATATACTATCCGTGCACTCTTTTATTTCGAGAGAATCACAGGCAAGGCGTTTGAAATCAAGACATTGCAAGATAATTACATCTTGTTTTATTGTATGATTCTTGCCAACAATCCCGACAACATCTTAGAGTGGGAGGACTTCCTCGATGCTGTCGACAATGACCCAAAACTCATTGAGCAACTCACAGCGATAAATGATGACTATTTAAAAAAAGACAATATCCTCAACCCAGTAGAGGAAAATGACGGCAAGACAAAAAAGGGGTCAAAAAAAAAATAAGTGTAGCGGAGTTGTTTGCGATGCTGGTGCTCCGACTAAAAATCCCTATTGATTACGTTATGGATTGCATCGAATGGGTAGAGATTGGAGCGTTGATGAAATTTCAGCATTATGCGGTTATCGACGCATGGGAGATGGCACGTTTTCAGAGTTATATATCCCTTAAAAGTCAAACAAACTACAAGGGGGAAATCACAGACTTTTTGCCATTCTCGTGGGAAAAGACAGAGCAAGAGGAAGAGGAAAACACCAGCATAACTCAAGAGGAAATAACCAAGTTAACAGAGGAAGCAAAGGCACTTTTAACTACTAATTAAACAACATTATATCTCAATGGCGGAAAAGATTTACAGCATATCACTTGAGGGTAAGGACAACCTCTCAAACACATTAAAGAGCGTTAAAAACAACATCGAGGGCGTAAGCAAAAGCACCAGTCAACTCGACAGAATTTCAGAGAAATTCGGGAAAATAGAAAACTCGACCGCACCATTGAAAAAGAGGTTGCG